TGGAAAATTTATCCGAATTAGTCAAAGTCGTTGATTTAGGTTTACACGACTTAAATACACCAGATTCTCGTTATATCTCTGTCGGATTACCTAGCTTGCCAAATTACAAATACGTAAGTTTTTCCGTAGCTCCAGGGGCTAATTTAGTAAATGTGAGTTATTATCACAACATAACTTCTAATTCTATATGTCTAAAAGCGACTGCAACTGGCAAAGCAAGAATTTATGCGACTTTTGTGAAAAATATTTAATTGCTTATTTTGCTGATTAAATAGTAATTATTAAATAACAAATGGAAATGCGACATTGAAAGAATATCGGATATTTGGTGTTATAGTTCCAGTCCCGATTAATCTTACATTACCATCTTTGTTAATTGAAAATCTTTCAACTTTACCTTGTAAGTTTATTGAATATGCAGATCCCTCTATGTCTGCAATTGGGGAAACAGGTAATTTACATAATATTGTGTTTCCGTTTGAGCTTGTTGGTGAAACGTCATGAAAACTAAATACAGCTATATTTCCAATGCTATAACCAACAACAGATCCGTAGTTTGTATTAGTTAAAGCCAAGTTCTTGTATTCAGTAATTCTGAATAAATTTTCCACTTTATCAAGTATGGGCTTATTACTTATCGCTCTGAATTTAGATCCGTCATTGTAAGTTAAATTATTATTAGCAATGCACTCATAATAATATTTAAGTGCCTTGTCATAATAAAATTTTCCTGTTGTTTTTGTTCCTGCATCTTGTATATTTCCTCCAAACTCTAAGCCAATGATTTCTGCCAATCTTTTTCCTTCTAAGACTGTATCAGATTCTGTTCCAAATTCTGTAATATTGATTATTACAAACTGATTTCCGTTGTATGTAAGCTCATACGTTTTGTTTTGTTTTAAATCCCCAACAGCTAAATTTAAAAGTGTTCCGTTAAATTCTTTTAAAATAGTGTAGTCAACACTGTTCAGCCTTAATTTAGGATTTATATTTTTATTATCACTATCAACAGTAAGTCTTATTTTTAAATCATTTTTTAAACCAAATTCATTCAATCCATCTAGATCACAACTATAATAATCTATTCCTAAACTTGTTGTCTTTACCGCATGTAATGTATGTACATTTCCTAATTGCATGCCGTCATATATAACCTCTGTTTCAGGAGTTCCAGCCTCATTAATATTTCCATAAGCTGGAGTTATGTTTTTTATTTTTGTGTCTCCCCTATTAGTTTCTTCTACCCTATAATGTGTCGGAAACTCTACTTTTTGAGCCTTAAATTTTGTAAGTTTAGCCATTTTACCTCCTTTATAATTTAATGCTTAAAGCATTTTCTTCGCCTAAATCTTGTTCTTTTAATTTGTTTCTTCCAAATCTACCGTATTTTTCATAAGCAAATTCACAAATTGGAGTTCTCTTAACTTCATTTTTTATTTTCATAGCTCCAAAATCACTATTGCCAAAACGCATTCCAACTTCATATGCATCAAGACACTTGTAAGTATTTACTTTAACTCCGCCACCTATGATATTATTTAACTCTAATTCATCAATCAAGGAAAAGTCATAGTTTTTATCTCCTATAAAACGCACATCATATAACGCTGGCTCATCACCTGTATTTAGTTCTATATCTGGTACTATGCCCGTAAACATCTGTCCTATATTTGAAATTGCGTCTATATTTGGAACTAAGTTAGATTTAAGCATTGTTAATTTAATTCTGTTCCTATATCTGTCATCAGTTTGTCCGTTTCTGCTGACATTAAATTTAATACCTAAGTCATCAAGAAACTCTCCCGAAGCATAGTCCACCAAATATTGTTTTTCCAGTAGATTATATATTTTGTCTACTTCATCAAACAGCTTAGCTACAGCTTTATAAAATGCTTGTACATTTTCGTTTTTTTTAAGCCACCAGGGGCATTTAGACAGTAAATAATCATAATTATTCTGCATATTCAGCCACCTCATTAAAGCCTAATTTCAATACTTTTTGATAATTATTTCCTGGTGTCTCTTTTAACTTAAAAGCAACATCTATATTTAAAAGCTTTTCTGCGGAATATACGGTTCTTATAAATTCGCTCTCGCACTTATAAGAGGTAATATACTCTCCTACTTTTACTGATTTAATATATTCCTTAACAATATCTCTCAAATTTTCTTCAAGAATATTTACTCCATCAGCTTTTTGAAAGTCAATTTTTACCTGTACTTCTCTTTTCTTCGGTCTGTAAAATCTCACTTCCCTGTCTATTCCCTGATTATCCTTGACAGTTACAACAGTATCTCCGTTCATTTGAATAGCCTGATCCTTTTTCTTCCATATTGCTTTAGCTATGTCCTCGTTTCTTCCACCGTCTACTATTAACACAATTGACTTAGGCTCTAGCCCTTTACTGTCAACTGACATTGTTTTATTTTCATCAGCATAGACAGATTTAACACCTTCTTGCTTTAAAATTTCTGCTCTTATTCCGTCCAAGTTCCATTCACTTTCATTTCTACTTAAAAACCATCTTTCTATATAAGCATTGTCTGCCTCCTGTTCCTGTCCTCCAGCTGCGACTTCATTTTGTTTAAAGTCATAGACACCATTAACAACTTTAACAAGCTTTATAATACTACCTATTTCCTTGTTTCCTTGTTCTCCAGCAATATCACATTCAAATTTAAAAGTTGTCTTATTATTCAATGTTCCGTTTTCTGAAAGCGTATATCTTGTTCCGTCATTTGCTTCAACGATTACATCTCCTATTTCAAGAGAAACATTTAGTCCGCCAATTAATTCAATATTTACCGTTGCCTTGCTTTCCTGTTTCCTTTTAAAGAAAAACGGACTATTTGAAAGATGTTCATCTATTTCTATTCCCTCACAGTTCAGCAAATTCATTTTATCCGCCTGTATCTGCTGACGTTCCATTTTAACTCTCATAAGTCTAGCAACAGGGAACATAAGCATAAACCAGGCACTCCGTTTATCGTTAGAATAGTCATCTTTCAGTAATGATTTAAGTTCATTATTCAACACATTCATATTGTCCTGTACTGTGTTAACTGTTATTCTCGCCAACCTATTCCAACTCCTTCCATTAGCATTTTTTCATCATCTACAAATACAAGCCCTATTTTTAATTTCAATTTTCTTCTTTCAAACTCATAGACTTCAACAAAGCAATTTTTCAAATAATCCTTAAAATTATTGTAGATTTTATTTCTTATATGTTCTATCACTTCATTTTCATTTCCATGTGTTCCAAAGAGCTTTTCAAAGTTCAAGCCATATTCTGTGTCATAGTCCAGCTCTCCCTCTCTTATATGCAACATTAAAACTATTTGCTGTATTACTTCAAAATACTTTTCTCTAACTTGAAAAAACTGTACATCTCCATTTTCAACATATATTTCTCCTGTTGCATTGTTTAGTTTTATATCCATAAATCACACTCCTACGGATGTATATAAGAAGTTCCGCCTTTGCTCACTCCACTATCAGTATCAACGCTTTCTGCTTTAATCGGTCCACTTTCAATACTTCCAACTTTTAATTTTCCAGTAATTTCAGTATTTCCGTTTACAGTTAAATTACCATTTAAAACAACATCGCCGTTTATTTCTATGCTTTCAGGAATATCTACAGCAGTCGGATCAGTAGAAATTAAAATTGGCAAAGCAATAGCATTTGTCAGATTATGCCTTTTATTAGTATTAACAATGCTAGTTTCTTTAGTAATATATCCGCTTATATCCCTGCTACATATAAGCAGCGGAACAATATCTCCAGCCTTAAAATTTAACTTGATATTTATGTTCCTGTTTCCAATCTGACACATCGGAACATGCAAAATAGGGGGCAAATTAACTTCCTTATATTCAGCGACAGGCTCGACATCTACAAAGCCATTTGAATACACTTTTGTTATTTTAGCTATAATTGACGTATCTATTCTTCCGAGCATAGCTTTTAAATATTCTTCCATTATTTCTTTTTCCCCTTTCTTTTTGTCTGAACAGTTTTCCCTTTTTTGTTTTCAGACTTTTCGATTTGATTTATTTCAGCATTGTTTTTCTTAACATCAGAAGAATTATTAATTACTCTTACTTTTAAAGTCATTATAAAGTCACTTATGTCAGATATTTCAACAATTTGGCATATTGTAGATATTTCATTGCTTATAAGTTCAATTAAATCACCCTTTTTCAACTGATAAATTAGTAAGCATTTGACTTCATAATCATATTTAAGCTCTTCTTTTTTCTCTGTTTTTTTATCCTTTTTAGTTTCCTTAGCTTTTTTAGAATTCTTGTTTTTTTCTTCCTTTTTATTATTTTTTGTTGCCTTTGCCTTTTCCTTTTTTGCCATTTTTACCCCCTTTTTTTGAGGATTTCTTTTTCCCTTTTTTAGATTTTCCAGCCTTTGAAGTTTTACCTTTCTTCTCTTTTTCAACTTTATAGCTTATCTCTTCAACGTTCTGCGGTTTAGGCTCTTCCAGTAGTCCGCTCTGATAACTCAATTTAATGACCTTTTCAGTATCAACTCCATCGTGATATATGTAAATAAAATCATTTTTTGTTGTCATCTGGCTGTTACAGTCCTTGACTATCTGACTTATTTCATATAATCCACTGCCTAGAATGCTTTCGCCTATGCTGTAAACCTTGTCAGTCTTTAATTCGCATTGCTTTACAGTAAATCCGCATTTACTAGCCAAGTCATTAATTATTGTACTTGCATTAGTGCCAGGAGCATATGCAGAACTTACAAGTTTTCTAAAATCAGCTGGAACTTCTCGGCATTTAAGCTTTAAAGTTCCTTTTTCAACTTCCTTTTTAGTAATTATTCCACTTGCTACCTCTCCAATATCTGTTCCATACCCTGCAACAAGTCTGACATCATTTTTAAGCTTGATTTTAGCTATTGTAGTGTTTGTTAATCCATGTATTTCAATGTTAAATTCATTCGGCTCTTCATTAACGGATTTATAGTTCCATTTTATTTCTACTCCATTAATGATTTGCGGATCTGTTAAGTTGAAATCTTTTGGAAAAATGAAATTTAAATCTCCGTCATCTGTTTCAATCTTTATTTCTGTTCTTTCTAAAAATAGTTTATTCAACATCTTCTTCATCCTCTTCTATCTCAAAGTATTCAAGAAATACAGTTTTACATAAGTTCTCAAAAGTGACTGGAATTTCTTTATTATCCTGTGCAAGTGGAACTATATAACAGTTAAGGAAGTCATTATTTATATTTTTATTGTCATCTTCCAGCATAAACCAGCCCAATGGTCTTCCACAGATAAGTTTTTCATTCTCAAGCAATATTTCTCCATCTTCGTCCATTATGTCAACATAAATACGATTATTTGTCTTAAAATGCTTTATTCTAAGTAAATAAATTTCACTGCCGCTTTTAAATGTAAAGACATAAGGAATTTTATTTTTATCTATTTCTATTCTCATTTCAAGAACCCCCAAAAATCAAAGCCACTGTTTTTTGTTCCTGCAACTCCTGTTTTCTGTTCTTCTTTTAAAATAGTTTTTTCAGATTCAAGAACCTGACCTTTTTTCATCAGATAAGCAAATTCCAGAACTTCAAAGTCAATTTCAAATTTTATAGCCGTCTGATGTTCATAGCTCCTTGAAACTTTAGTAATAATCATATCTTCTATTGTTTCATTTGTTGAAATTGTACAGAGTTCCTTTTTCTGCCACAGTTCCACTATTTCAGAATACACCGCCTCAGGATTTTCAGTTCCAATTTGAGTAAGCAAAACAGAAATATTGTATTTTCTGTTTCCGTGCGACACATTACTACTTATCAATGTGCTGTCCCTGTCCTCAAGTGAATGCGTCTTGACGCTGCTACTTCTGTCATCACTTGTTATATGCACCCATTCAAGTGGAATATCATTGATTTTACATCTGTCAGCATCCTCAAAAAGTTTAAAACCATATCGGCTCTGAAAAAATTTATTTACCTGATCTGGATAAGCTAGAGCAATACCATAAGCTCCAGCACCTGCTGTTCCTAAAAAACTGTTCAATCCTAAACTAAATCCTTTGTCTTTAGCTTTATCATATGCCATTTTGCCAAAAGGATTTGCTTTCATTTTTTCTCTTGTAGCATTTAAATTGCTAAAATCCATTGCTCTAACCTCCCATCATTGCGAAACTGTCGTCAAAAAATTCTCTCAAAATTTTCTTGACTTTTTTTTCAAGTTCGTTGCCATTTTCTCCTGTGTTTTCAATAACAATTGTTGGAGAAAAGACATATTTATTGTTATTTCCTTTATTTGTTGTTGAATTGTTAGTTGTTGAAGCCTTACCATTTGTACTAAATGTCTTTTTCATCCCACTCAGTCCATCCTCAAGTATTCCTCTTGTTGTTTCAGCTGTGGAAATTTCTGTTCCCTGCGGCAAATTCATCAGCATTTCCTGTCCTGCTAAGAACTGCTGACCGCCTGGAAGTTTAATCATTTCCGCACCTTTTTCAGCTACTGTAGTCAGTCCACCTCTCCAGGATTTAGCTCCAATATAGCTTTTACCTATCCCGAATCCTTTAAAAATATTGAATTTAGATACAGCATTGGAAATTTTTCCGCCAAGTTCGCCAATTTTTCCGAACAGACCATCTATAAATCCTTTAATTCCATTTATGGCACTCTGTGCCACGCTTTTTGCTTTGTTAAAAGCATTAGTAAAGAACACGGCTATATGGTTTATCACTCCACCAATAGCATTTATTACTCCTGAAACAACTCCTAAAATTCCGCTCATTATACTTGCAACAACTCCAATAATTGCAGAAAATACTCCAATTATTGTTGATGACATTCCTATAAATATTCCAATAACTACTTGAACCACAGGAACAATTATTCCAAGCAATACCGCACCTACTTGTATTATTACTCCAACGATTGGCATTATTGCAGTTGCAATCTGAACAACAAAATTAAAAATCATTCCTATTGTCTGCATGATTGGAGCGAGTAAAGGTGTTATCATAGTTAATGCTTGCATTATTATATTGAATGTCATTCCAAATAGATTTCCTATGCTTCCAAAATCAATAGTCTGGAACAATGTAGAAAAAGCATTTCCTATATTTCCTATTATTTGTCCTACTTGTGTAAAATTAATTCCCTGTAAAGCTCCATTAATTACTCCTGCAATTGTTCCAGCTAACGAAATTATTCCATTCAGTCCACCTGCAAGACCATCAATAAAGCTTTTTCCTCCGCCCATGTTGTTGTTGAATATCTGTCCTATTGTTGTTCCTAGCTGAGTCAATGAAGTTAATAAAGAAGAAAAGTTTAATTTTCCAAAAATATTAACTATGCCATCTAATGCACCGTTAGCCATTTCAGCAAGCCCAGTAAATGCTCCTTGTAAATTCTGTGCCATTTTTTGTCCTAGTGGAGTATTTAACATTTGATTTACTTTAGTCAATAATCCCTCCATTGCTTGTTGTCCCGCATTTTGTGCTTGTTGCCATACTTTTCCAAATGTCAAAGGCATTTGGTTGTATTTCGCTTCAATGTCATCAGCACTTCCTAATACAGCCTTTTTAATTACATCTGATGTAATTTTTCCATCTGAACCAAGTTTTTTAAGTTGTCCCATTGATACACCCATTGATTCTGCTATTTTTTGAGCAAGTATAGGAGCATTTTCCATGACTGAACGGAATTCATCTCCCTGCAGTTTTCCTGATGTCATTGCCTGATTCAATTGGAACATTGCAGACTTAGCTTCTTCAGCTGATGTACCTGATACTTTAAATGCTTTATCTAATGTACTTGTAAATTTAACTGCTTCATTGTCGTTAAACAATCCGTTAGTAAGCATTTTAAGTTTAGCAATTGAATCTAGTTGTGCTCCATAATCTGCTCCACTGCTTTGAGCCGCTGTAAAAGTTTTCTGTTTTATACCCTCGACATCTTTTGTTACCATTGAAAGCCTTGAATTTCTTAGAGAATTACGGTCTGAAGCTTGTGCCAGCCCTGCAAAACTTAATCCTCCTGCTATACCACCGAAAGCAGCAAGTTTACCAATCATCCCACCTAATTTTGAGATAACCCCTTTTATTTTATTTCCTATGCCCTTTAAAGCTGAACCAAATTTTTTCAAATTCTCAATTTTAAATGCTTTTTTTATTACATTTCCAACTTTACTAAAAACAGTCTGAATTGTTGTTCCTGAATATGCCATTCGACTGATTTTACTTACTGCTCCACTGAATGCCCCTGAAATTTTTTTGCCAACAAATGGTATTTTACTTGTTGTATTTATGAACTTATTTACTCCATTTGAATTAAGCTTATTTGCAAAATTAAACATTCTTGTGTTAAATGCTTGAGATATTTTGTTCTTCAGTTTCCCAAGCATTCCATTCATTCCTGACATTTTGCTTTTCAATTTATCAATTCCAGAGGTATGGACATTTTTTCCTATATTATTTACTTTTTTTTCAACTTTTTCAGCAATAGGAAGAACACTTCTCATTCTTTGTCTTAATTTATTTATTGCACTGTCTTCTGTCCTAATTCCTAATAAAATTTCAAGTTTATTTCCTCCTGCCATAACTACCTCTTTTCTTCAAAATCTCTAATAGCTTGAATCCATTGAAAAAATCTTATATTATTCATATCTAGAACGATGTTTGGATCTTTTATTTCTCTTTTAATTATGAATTCCCACTTCATTTTTACAAGTGGGTCTTCATAAATTTCTCCTGCTATCTCAATTTCATATTTAATTTTCTTTTCTTCTTCTCTTTTGACTTTCCCATAAAATCAGCCATTACCTCACATATTTCAATTAATGCCTCGGGATCATGCTCAAAAAAATCAATTTTTCTTGCTTTTGAAGGTATTTCAACCATTTTAGGTAATAAAACACTTGCAAAAGTATAATAATCATTGCTGGAAGCAAAACTCAACAATGCTTTCTGATACATCTGTAAATTTTGCGGCTTTGTTAATCTAAAATCTACAGTTTCAGTATTTCCGTCTTCATCAATAAATATTTCCTGCCCTTTTATATTCAACCTACCCAATTCATCAATAAATACACTTTCTTCTTCTCTTATTTCTTTTGTTTTTTCTATTCTTTTATCTTCCATTGTTTATATCCTCCTATACCTGTTCTTCATATTTTGCAGCCTGTAATGTAAATTCAATCTCAATATCTTTAGTATTATTTTCTCTTTCTCCGCCTTTTTGAACTGAAACACCTTTTCCAATACCGACAATTTTATTCATTCCGCTGTTATCTATATATGTACATGTTCCTAACACACTTTTTGGATTTTGATTACATTTAGTTAAAAAAATGTCATCATCTGATCCTTTAACTGTCGTGATTTTTATTTCACGTTTTGTTACTTTTGTCTGAATTGTTGGAACGTTGCCTTTAATATCAGCTTCTCCCAAAATATGTGAATCTTCAGTTGGAACAACATTTATTTTTCTAGCTTCCTTAATCATATAAGTATCTAATCCAGGAAATGTTATAATTAAATCCACTTTACTTAAATCTATTGGCTTTTCTAAAAAATTATTACTCATTTTTTACCTCCTATTTTGTTATTGGTTCATCATGCCATACTAATTCAACATCTATTTCTTCAATTTCTGTTGATAACGTAAAATCAATCTTTACATTTCTTAGCACTCTGTTTATATAGTCATCTACAGTTAATCCTGTAGTTGCCGATGTGTCTTCAATATTAGGAACAATCACTTTGTATAAATATTCTCCATTGTTACTCTTCGCAAATGCTCCTTGTTTTCCTAACTCTGTCATAGTTCTTATCAATGTGTCTTCAATGCTTGGAAGTCCATCAGAATCCATTGTTGTATTTTTACGCATTATTAACAATCTTTGTAAATCGGTGTCAGCTGCATGAGTTATTGCATCTATTTTAATAGTCTGGTCTGCGTGTGTAATTCCATCAGCACACCATGACCCACTTGTTACAGCGTTGAATCCAACTCTGCTTTCCGTATAATTTATAAACAGTTCATCAAGTTTAGCTGACTTTGTTGTATCATTACACCCTGGGTCTACCCCTAAAATTCTTCTGTCCGACCATCTTCCATTTATCCCCTGGACAAATGTCCATACTGGTAGTCCAAAGATGTCGAGGTTATCTTTTCCCTCTATTCCAAACATGTAATATATTCTTTTGCTTTCCCTTATATTAGCTGGGGTCTTATCTCCATCAGTATTTAGAACTACTCCAAATTTTCCAGTTCTAGTCAGATATTTCGATAGTAACGCTATAAATGCCTTGTCATAAAATGCCACAACAACTCCATAAAACTCACCCTCTGGTAAACTGTTTAAGAATGCCTCATTAGGAGTTGTTTTCCCAACACAAAACCATTGTTCAGGCTGTAATCTATTACCGTCAAAATCTTCCTGTGATAAAAAAGTATTAATTCCTTTGTACATAAGTGATGTATTGCCGTAATCTGTTTCAACTTCTTTCAAAGTTGTGTATTTTTTATAATCTTTGTCGGCTTCTTTTGTAATAAATAATATTTTACTAAAATCACCCAATAATAGTGGCTTTTTTGGTCTTGTAACCACTACCCTAATTTTTCTTCTAGCCATTCTTTACCTCCACTTTTACCTCTTTTATTAATTGTCTTACTCTTTCACTTGTTTCTCGCCAGTTCATTTCTACATCA